CTGCTCTATTTCTATTTATATGGTCAATTTCGTCAGATGGCCATTTTTTATATATATAAAACCAAGCTAGCCTATGGGCGCTATACTTAATTCCACTTACGCCAATTCTAATATAACCGGTGTGGTGTTTTGCACCTGCTGATTCTCCTTTCTTAGCCGAGTTCCTGTTTGTTTTATTAGTAAAGATTCCAGTTTCAGGATTGTAACCCAATAATTCTGTCAACTTTTCATGAGAAAGTTTTGATTCTCTTTCTTTCATTAATATTTTATTTATTTTATTCATATTTATTAAGCGGCTAACTCTACCGTTTTTGCTTCAGCAGCTTTTGTATCTGGATGTTCTATCCCTGTAATTTCATCATATACAGCCTGCGACCAGCATCTACAGGCAATGTCATTTCCAGGTGAATGGCGTTCTCCAGCTCTTTTTCCTTTAAAGACTGTTACAGGATCAGCTCCCCATTTCTGGATCGTTCCTTCAAGTCTTTTATGGTCTGATGCGCCTTTTGTGCTAGCGAATGATCTAACCCTTTGGTCTTGCCTGGTATTCCAAATATAACGAGTGACTCCAAGGTTCCGCTGTCTCGCTTCTTCGATGTTTCCCATCAATTTTGCAACCTGATCACGGGCAATTAACCTGGCTCTATTTTTGCTGGCTTGTGACAGTTCTCTTATTTTCTTTTGAAGAGCTGGAGTCAACTCACCTTTCCGAACTGCATTTTCTGTCAGTGTTTTAATTTGACTGAAGTGTTGTTCTGGTATTGTTTTTATCAATGAGACATTTGCCTGTAATGAATCTTCAATGAATTCATCGACGTTTAATTGATTTTGTAGTGGTTGTGTTCCTGTCTGCCTTTCGAATTCATTGACAAACTCTTTTTCTGTCTTGTCTTTGACTCTTTCAAGAAAAGGTTTAGTCATCCTGTTTATGGATCGCTTAAAAAGTTCTTGCCTTGGTTCTGTGTCCGGATGAACTGATTCACCGTAAAACATGCTTTTCATTCGTGCGATTAATGCAGCAACTAAAGCGATACCTACTAGGTTTTTAAACTGATCATCGAATCTTTCTTCTTTGTGTCCTGTTAACCGGTCAAGCTCCGGGATAAGAATCTCTTTGGTTATTTTGTCGATTTTGTTTATCTCTTTTATGATTGCTTTCCCGAATTCCATTTCGATCATTTTGTTTTCGGACGGTTCTTTAAAGGAACGAGTTTTTCTCCTGTTTGCTAATTGGTTTTTGATTCGTTTTCTTTGATTTTCTGTTGTCATTTGAGATTAGCCCCAACAAAACAGTCCTTAGCCTCTAGTAATTTTCTTAACCCAGCGCTTTTTTCAGTACAATCAGGTAGCCTATCTTCCATAATATAGGCAACATCGCCTAGCAATTTGCTGATTTCTTGCAAATGTTCTGGAAGGTGCACATAGTCAAAGTATTTTAGTATTTCATTCATTTCACAAATCCTTATAATCAGCGCTTGCTGCGTCTGGAATTGCCTTCTGTGCGTCTGTACTTTCTATCCCGAGATCTTCTACCTTAAATTGAACTGTCGCTCCTCTGGGAAGAATCCAAAAAATACGAGTGTTTGAAGAATCGTAAGTCCCGGCTACTTTTTGGCCTGTATAAAATACACCACTTATTTCGGCTGGTAGACTTACGATTTCCGCTGTACCTGTTAAGCTTGCTAATGCAATTGTAGGCCGTTGACTCGATACAAAAATAGAAACCTCACATTCACCCGCGCCTGATCCTGGAGTAATTACTATTGGAGCGCCTATATAGGTATCTGTAGTTACGCCTGAAACTGTTAGATCTTCGGGAACAGTGAAAGAGTATTGGGTTTTTGCGAGTTGGACTTTGTAAGCCCCATCGTCAAGAGCAAAAACAACTTGTCCGCTGGCATTTGTGGTTTTTACGTCTAAGAGTACTGTTTGAGCTGAATTGAAAACCTTGACTTCGACGCCTGCGATTGGGGCAGGAATGGCGTCATTGACTGTGATGGTTACTTGATTTGCACCTGGACCTGATGACGCGGTTTCGACCCATCCCCCAATTCGGAAAAAACCTGATTCTTCCTTTGTGGTGGCATCTTCCATCGTCCAGTAATATTCCGACAATGCTGTTGGGTTCGCTGCGATATCCGACATCGGGTAATAAAATATACCGGTAGTGCCGATTTGTGTAGCTGTTCCAACTGTTGGGGTTTCTGGTGTTGCTGAGCCGTCCTTATATATATTAACGGTTACCGTGTCACCATTAGCAAACGTACCAAGGCTAGAATATACTTTTATCGAGTCAAACTCTGATATTTTTATTCTATCCATTTAGTTTGCCGGGTTTCTTTTCTGCTTTTTCTAAAAGCTCATCGGGAATTTGTTTCAAGGATTTTAACTCGTTGATCAGGTCTTCAACCTCGTGATAAGGGCGTGTTCTTAAATAAATATAAAGCACCCCTATGAATTCCCCGCTGATTAAGTGCATCATTGATTGTAGTGTATTTCTTTATGGCAGTTTGAGCATAAAAGGTTACATTTATCTAATTCTTTTTTAATTCTGTCATTAAAAACTGGTGTCTGCCTTGATATTTCAAATTCCTTCGTTTCTGGTTCTTCATGATGAAAATCCATAGCAGCTGCACATTTATCATACCCACATATTTCGCAAGATCCGCCAAGGTAGTCTATGCATTTTTTCTTATATAATTTTACCTTTTCTTTTAATATTGGTGCTCTTTTTGATTTGTTTTTGTGATATCTTTCCCTGCCTATTTTTCTTTGTAACTCAGGGTTTTCTTTTCTTTTTCTCTTGCCACTTTCTGATGCTTGTTTAGATGAACACTCTCTGCACCAACTACAAAGTCTTGGTTCTCTATCTTTTTGGCCGTCTTTTCTTATTCCTGTTTGGACTGAGTACTCAGAATCACTTTTGTTTTTTCCACATTTTGTACATATTTTCATTTTCACCTCGAATTTTTGGGTTAACTGGTATAGTTATTTTCCCATTAATCCAAGGTGAGGTCAATTTTTTTACACAGCATCCAATTGCAGATTATATTCGACAGCATTTATCCAAACAGCTAATTTGTGAGATGGGGTAAAAGTCCCGATTGCCGCAACAACTTCTTCTGTTTCGACATCAAGAGTTGCCTTTGAGCCAACCGAGCTATCTTTTTGGCCGATCAGCGCAATGCTGGCAGCGTTAGTCCCCGGAGCATTTGCGTTAGCTGATAGGTTAGTCGCTGTGAAAGGGCCGGTCATGGTAATGGACGCCGCCGCTTCAATATCTGCTATAACTTCTAACGCTGTGCCTAATTTCCAATCTGTCCCAAGCTCAATGTCAAGCAGATTGATGACCTCTTTCGCTTTGACTGTTCCGTACATATGACCTCTTTATTTGCGGTTTCTTTCTATTTATATTTTTAGTTTAAATCTGATTGATTTGGTTGTCAAGTTCTTTTTATTTTTCAATGAGTTATGTAAATCGGCTTTGTCTATTTTTGTTTAAGTTTGTTATTAGAGGTTGACACTTTGTTTTTGTTTGTTTACCATTAATTTATAAAATTAATCTTTGCGAGTAAGAATATGGAGAAAAAATATCTGACACTAGAACAACTAGAGGAAATATTGCAGGTAAAAAAGAGGACTATCAAAAGATGGATAAAAAAAGGAATATTCCCAAAAGGTAAGAAAATTTCTAGACAGTGTGTTAGGTGGTCTGAAGAATCGGTTGATGAGTGGATGGGCGAAGAATGAAAACAATAAATATTAAACTAATTGGAGTGAGTGAATGTTAAAAAAATTTAAGAAATTATTTGATTCACGTTATTACACGTTGAGATATAAAGGTTATCCACTTGTAATACTGAAGAAACCTTCTTTATTTAGAAGGGTTTTGGACTTTATTGATACTAAAATATTTAGGCTAGATAGTTGGAAAAAAGGGTGTGACGATTTACATCATGCCCCCGCTTGCCCCACGAATCATTACCATTTTAAACAACGTCCTTTTGGTCCCTGCACATGTGGTGCTAGAAAACAGAATGGTAATCCGGATAAATCACCATGGACTGGATTTTGGACTGAACAGATGGTTAAAAATGGAGTCTTTAGTTAATTAAAGAATAACCATTGGAGGGAATAAATGTCTAAATTAAATGCATTTTTTGTTATGGTTCATACTCCTGACGGTGGCTATCTTCCTTTGATGCAAAATGATGAAGACATAGCCAAATTTGATACTGAGAATGAGGCGAGAGAAGGCGCAAAAAGCAGTACACTAGGTGAAGAATTCGGCTATGAAATATTTGAAATTGGATCAGGTTCAAGCTAAACCATTGGAGGAATGATGGCCGAAGCCAAGAGCAGCACTTTATTGATTTTTTTAGAAGGCAGACGAAAGACTATCGACGGCAATATTGCCGTCGAGAAATTGGCTGGTAATATCGTAAAGCAGGCCCATGAAGAGGGGGCATTAGCTGAGATTGTAGCCTTAATATGTGAAATAGGATCTGGGAAAGTGAAAATTTAGCAATTACAGGAATTGAATATATTAATCACTCACCCTTCCCAGCAGCCGACCCAAAAAGTCCTTTCTGTTTCTCTGAAAGCGGTTTCCCTTCAACCTCACCCTCTTTCAAAATCTGCTTAGCTTTCTCTTTTGGAATATTAACACTCGGCTGGCCGGCATCTTTTCTTGCTTCAAGATTCTTTTTGTGAGCTTCCTTGGCCATTGAGCCAGCATCTTTTTTCTCTTTCTTTACCCCGCGAGTCAGAACCTTTTTTGTTTCTTCTTTTCCTGGATAATCCCCTTCTCCAAATGGCATTTATACCCCCTGTAATATTACGTTATCCGGTAAAGTTGCATGACCGGAAGTTCTCCA